AAAGGTCGCCGTTATGTAATGCCTAACGGTGGACATTACCCATCAATCACCACAGTTCTATCGATACTGAGTGAAGATGGTATCGCGGCATGGCGTAAGAGAGTTGGGAATGAAGAAGCAGACAAGATCTCATACAGAGCATCTCAACGAGGAACTGCTGTTCACGAAATCATTGAGAAGTATATCGACAACAAAGAAGATTATTATGACGGGTATATGCCTAATGTTATTAGTGATTTTCAGTCCATCAAACCAATATTGGATAAACGGATTGGTAAGGTGTACGCACAAGAAGTCCCTTTATACTCTGATTATCTAGGTGTCGCTGGTCGCGTAGACTGCATTGCAGAGTTCGACGGTAAACTATCTGTCATTGATTTTAAGACAAGTCGTCGGTTTAAGAGTGCAGACAAAATAAATAACTATTTCCAACAGGAGGCGTTTTATGCAATTGCTTGGGAGGAACGAACCGGAATCCCAATTACACAACTGGTCACACTCATTGTGGTAGACGACGGATCGACACAAGTGTTTGTCGAACACCGCGATGATTGGGCTAATGAATTGCAGGAAACGATTGAAAAATACAATGAACGAAAATATCCGAAAGATTCATGATGAAGTAGAGAACATGCCGTTCTCACAATCATTGTTCAAAGGTGAACTAACACATCATCAAATGGTCGCCTACATGAATAATCAGTACTTCATTTTTCAGGCGATGGAAGACTCTTTAAATCAACTTCCACATCCAGAACTATATCGATGTCTAAAAATAAAAGAGTGCCTTGCAGAATTAGGTGAAGAACTCGACGGTAAGTGGATGGCGAGAGCTACACAGGATTATATCAACTACATCATTGGTGCAGAAGACTATCGTGAGAAGTGGATGTCGCACGTTTACCTTAACTACATGGCGATGTTATTTGGTGGGTCGATCATTTCAGAAAAGAATCCAGAGATGTCATGGATGTGGTTCTTCGAGGATCGCCAAGACTGTATCAAGGCAATTCGAGAAGAGGAGATTGATTTCGATCAAGTGCATGAAGGATTTAAGTATCACCGCAGGATGTTGGAGGAATTAAATAATGTGGGATGACTTCATTGAGTTGAAGAAAGAATTAACCGGCATATTCACATTCTATTGTGAAGGTGGTCGTCCCGATCATTATGAAGAATACAACCACTATAACTGGTATTGGAAGAGCAAGAAACTAGAACTTGGTCATATCAGTGTGGTCGATAAAAGAGAATCTCATGGTATCTGGATGATGCACGTCAACGCATATGCAAAGACACATTATCCGATGCCTATCTATGGTTTCGATGTTGTGTGTGGTAAGAAAAAGGTCACAGGTTGTTTTCATGATCTGTCACCCACTGGATACAACGATGCCGAGATGGTACGCAAAGAGGTAAAACGCGAAAGAGAATTGCCTGATTGGGCGAAAGAAATCTTCTCACCAAACATGCTTGCTGCAGGAAACGTCACTGAAAAAGATGAGATCCTTGAGTATGCGACAATGGGTATTGATAACCTTGAATGGTGGTTCAGTACAGTCGAACGTTCAAAACCCATGATTCCCCAAGTGCCCTTCATGGCGGCACGATCAAAATACTGCCACAACCAGTTGCAGAATCCTCACAGTTTTAATGTGATGAAGAGTCTGGGGTTTCCCGAAGACTATCTGACTGAGTTCAAAACTTCTAAGCAGTTTCCTTTTTAGAACAAAATAATCTAAAAAAACTTCAATTTGTGACAAATTACCTATTGACGGGAGTGTCAATTCGTGAGATAATTACTACGTAATTTGAGATGAGGAATTGATTGATATGGCACGAATTATTTACCAAGATGAGTTTGACTGCAAAGTTCTTGAAAACGAAGTTGATTTCAACCAAGCACTTCGAATCATTAAGGGTTTCATGGGAACTGAAGACACTCTTGATGCTCTTAAAGGTTTTGAGAAGCGTTACGAGAAGGCTGAGATCGAAGCTATGAAAGACGATACTTATCTTGCTCTTGATCACGAGTGGCGATACGAGATCTTCGCCTACAACCTTCTGGTCGAAGGTTTCGGTAAATTGTTTGCGCCTAAGGAGGCTTAATTATGTTGAAGTTTGAGAATGTTGCGAAGGTCGGTGAGTTCATCAAGGCGATGGACTTCCGCTCCTACCAAGGTCATGCCGACATGTTCGTGATCGGTAAGGTGATTGAGAAAGGTCAACTCTATGTTGATTGTGCTTTCTCTGATCGTAAGATTCCACTGTACGAAGGTTACACTATCGAGTGTGTCTACGATACTGAAGGTGATCGTGTGCGTCGTGAGATCAATGTCCCCTTCGAAGTCGGAATATCTGATTGGGATGATCGTGTTCAATACGTATCGGAAGGTGCGATGCGTGAAATTATCCGCCCGTAACTTCGGGGGTAAGGTTTCGGGGTCTGAAACGAAGATTGCTAATGATTGCTATGGATGATGACCCCCGTTTTATTTGTTTCGTGAATAATGAATATTCACCAAAAAAATGCGAAAAGTGTTGACTTTTCTTTGAATCTTTGAGATAATACTTGTGTTGTTTGGGGAGATCTGGTCTCCCGACTAGGAACCTTCGGGTTCACTGCTTGCCCTTCTCTCTCTCTCTCTTTGGGCATCTGGCGTCGGGAATAGGAACTTCGGGTTCACTGCTTCTCCCCCTCTCTTTTTCTCTTTGGAGTTTATATTATGTCTGACCAAACTATCCGTCTTGTTTTCCAAACTCAGTATCTTGAGAACTATGGCGCCCATGATTGGGACGGTGAGGGTGAGTGCCCTCAGTACTGGAAGCCCAAGGGTGGTGCAACCTATATCGTTGCTTGCACTCCCGAGCAGCTCGCGGATGTCGAGTGGTACAATGCCGTTGAGAATGGCATTGCCAAGCGCAATGACTACGAGCAGGAGTACATCCTCGATGTCAAGGTGGTCGATGCTATCGACTTCGTGGAGTCTGACTATGTCGACTTTTGGGAAGCACCCATCAATGTTCACGTCTCTATTGGTGGCGACTTGTTGATGGAACAACAGATTCTTGACTACTGTTGTAAGGTGGTTGGTATCCGTCGTTGGGTTCAGAACGCGGAAGAGGGTATGTTCCCCCCGACTCTTGAAGAGTTTGCGGAACCTGTTGTCATCGACTGGCGTCTCGCGAAAGAGATGGAGATGCACGGTATCGATGACGAATACGAATCTTTATTGGAGTGTGCGTGATGGAAACTATACAACGTCTTGAGGAACTCATGAAATCACACGATTGGTTTTATGATTATTCGGATGATCATCGTATTTGGGAAAGAGGTCGTACTCAACGTGCTGAGATATATAGCACTGCGGATGCTCTTCGAAGTATGGGGTATTCATCCGAAGTTGATCGTTTGTTTGAGGAGTATGTTCCAAAATTATGAAAGACAAGTATAAAGGTTTTTACATGGGCATTGCACGAGACACCGCTCAATTGTCCACGGCAAGAAAGAAACGAGTTGGTGCGGTTGTCGTCAAGGATGATCGCATCATCTCTGTAGGCTACAATGGCACCCCTTCTGGATGGGATAACAACTGCGAAGAGTGGAAACCCTATGAAGGTGTGACATTTCATGTGGCAGGTGAAGACTTGGATGTCTATGGTGAATGGCACACCAAACCCGAAGTCCTACACGCAGAGGCAAATGCAATCACCAAACTCGCACGATCAACCGAATCGGGTGAGGATTCATCGATGTTTGTTACCCATGTACCATGCATCGAGTGTGCAAAGTTAATATATCAGTCAGGTGTAAAAGAGGTATACTATGATGAAGAATACGTTGCCTCGAAAGGAAGTGGTAAACAATTTTTAATCGAATGTGGTATTAAACTGGAGAAGTTAGATGAATAAGAAGTACCTTCTGTTATCCCTCGCGATACCAGTGGCCTTGATCTGGGATATTTTTTATGGTATCCTTACCTTTACTTATGATGTTTGTACTAAAATTGATCGAAAGGGAGAAGTCTTACTAGACAAAATTCAATCGTTATGAATATATTCTATGTCGACGACGATCCACAAACTTGCGCTAAACAGCACGTGGACAAACACGTTGTCAAAATGTCTATCGAGTATGCACAATTATTGTCGACTGCTCACCGTGTTCTTGATGGACATGTGTGGGAAGGTCGAACGACTAATGGACGCCGCATTGCTCGATACATGCATCCAGACTCAGTCATGAACACCGAACTCTACAAGGCGTGTCATGTCAATCACCCATCTGCAAAGTGGGTGCGCGAGTCTGCTGCAAACTATGAATGGTTGTATCAGTTATGGGCATGTCTCTGCGAAGAGTATACATACCGTTACGGTAAAAAACACTTGACGCAACATAAACTGGAGTACACTCTCTTGTTGCCTCCGGCGAATGCGGACACTGAAAAACCATTTACTCAACCAACCCCTGCTATGGCACAGTATCCCCATTGCATTGTTGAGGGTGATTCACTAACGTCATATCGTCAGTTCTACTGGGAAGATAAACGTCAGTTTGCCAAGTGGACACGACGTGACAAACCAGATTGGTGGGTTTGCTTTGAAGAAGGCAAACCTTATAACAAACGTAAACTTTTTTGGGAGATTGAAGAAAATGACGGGCAAGGGTGATAAACCAAGACCCTTTGGTGTCGAAAGAAAAGTTTTCGAGAACAATTGGGATCGTATATTTAATAAAGAAAAGAAAGATCTGGCATACGAGTCAGATAATCCTATAGAAAGACCATTCGAACCCTCACAACTGTGGGAACACTTCTGTGAAAAGGATCGAACAAGGATTGCAGTAGAAACCGGAAAGGCGTGTAATTGGTGTGGTCAATATGAAGATGGGAGTTTAGATTGAAGATTGTAATTGCTGGATATGGGCCTGTTGGTCAAGCAGTCGCCAATGTCTTAAATGAACACTCTGGTGTCGACATTGTAATCGACGATCCGTATAAGGGATATGAGTATCCTGCGGATGACACCGTTGATGGTGTGGTTGTCTGTGTCGCGACACCAATGAGTAAAAACGGTGTCTGCGACACATCCAACGTTGCTGATGTGTTCGAGAAGTACGGTAACACCAAGTATCTGATCAAGAGTGCGGTGATACCCACATTCCTTGAAGACTATGATGATCTTGACATCACAGTATCACCAGAGTTTCTCGCGAGTTCGAACGCCAATCGGAATCCTACCGATGAGTTTCGTTTTCAAAAGTTTGCGATCTATGGTGGTGGTTCGATGCGATTCTGGCATGAATTGTTCAAACCCGTGTTACCTTGCCTCGAAGAGGTTAAGTTTTGTTCGAGAGATCAAGCGGCATTTGGTAAGTATGTCGAGAACACTTTTCTCGCAATGAAGGTAACGTTCTGGAATCAGATGTATAAGATCTACAACGATCTGGGATACAAAGACTTTGATGCAATGGTTGATGCGATTACCATTGACCCACGTATTGGAACGAGTCACTCTCAGGTTCCAGGCCCTGATGGCAAGTTCGGATATGGTGGACATTGTCTACCCAAGGACACCATGGCGTTACTCAATATTTCATGTAGATCTACAGATACCGACTTTCTCGAATCAATGATTAGAGCAAATAGGAAGTTCCGTGGCGAGAATTAAGAGACCTACACCAAAGAAAAAGAAAACACTGATCCCCGAACCCAAGTGGGATAAGTTGTGCAAGGCGAAAACCGAAGAAGAACGCTTAGTCGCATGGCAAGAGTGTGATGCATATGTGCATGGTGAACTTACAGATCGTGAGAGACTACATTCACTCAAGAAATTTATTAGTATTGAGATGGGGTATAGTCTAGCAGAGATCAACGTCTTACCAGACACTTACCTGAACAGTTTTGCCAAACATGGGTGGAAGTATATTCGTTTAGGATATATGCCTGATGCAGTACGAAACAGTCTGGTTGATCAGATACAAGATCTGATTGATCGAAGAGATGAACTGCGGGAGAAAATGTTTTATGAACCCACGATACATCCATCGGTTTCAGAACTCGAACCAGATCACAAACTGAGTGTTGATAATGTCAAGACTTGGATCTCAGCATGGAAAAATAGTTCCGATCCAACATCTAAACAGTATGTGTCTAACATGCAGACCTATCTCAAAACCGGTGTTTGGTTGGACACACACTATGGTCTGAATCGTGAATACAAGTCTGTGCCGATTTGTGTCGCACTATCATACGATCATGAAGGCCTTGCAAAACGAACAAAGGGTGTCTATTACCCTGATTTAGGTATAATATGGAAATAAATGACGACAATGAATTGCAGAACTTGGTGATGACCAAGAAGAAGTTTCAGGGATTGGTTGAGATAACCGTTCGTGATCTCTCGCTGAACTATCTAGACGCAATCATTTATTTGTGTGAGAAGTATAAACTCGAGCCCGAAGATGCAAAGAAGTATATTAGTCCAGTGATTAAAGACAAACTCGAAGCAGAAGCAACACGACTTCGATACCTTCAAGGCGCAGATTCGGTTTTACCCATTGACTAAAAGACGTGCGTTACTCACCTACGGCGATAACAATGCCGCACCACCTATCGAACTGCCTGACACAAAATTATTTCAGTCGGAACGAGGGTCGCTCGCACGTAATTATTTCGAGAACAAACTAGAACTACTGAACCAAGAGTATCAGAACCTAGTGGAGTTATCAAAACTTAACGAGGCACTCTACAATGCGGAGTACAACTTTGTTCCCCGTGTTGGAGTGACTTACCATCTTTACCGCACTAGTGTAGGTAAAATTATCCTAAGTCTCATTGAACCTGAACGATGGGAAGGGCAAGAGTTCTTAGGGTCTTATGTTTATACTGCCGATTCTGTTTGGAAACCGCTTGAAAAGTCCGAATAGTTTTGGTACTATATACATTGTCACGTATACAGTGACGACTAACAAACTAGAAACTATACAGAGGAAACTCATATGTCTTTTGCAGATCTAAAACGCAACCGTAATTCTATCGCTGACTTGGTTGCAGCAGCAAACCCCGAAACCAAAACAGATAAGTCATCATATATCGATGAACGCCAATGGAAACCTACGGTTGACAAGGCGGGCAACGGTTATGCTGTCATTCGATTCCTACCCGCACGTGCTGGTGAAGTCCCGTTCGTTCGTTACTGGGATCACGGTTTCAAAGGCCCAACCGGACAATGGTACATCGAGAAGTCACTGACATCTATCGGTCAACAAGATCCTGTTTCAGAAATGAACAGCGAGTTGTGGGCGACTGAGTCAGACGAAATGCGTGCTCTGGTACGTGAACGTAAGCGTCGACTTCACTATGTGACCAACATCTATGTTGAGTCAGACCCATCTAATCCTGAGAACGAAGGCAAGGTATTCTTATACACATTCGGTAAGAAGATCTTCGATAAGTTGATGGATATGATGCAACCACAGTTCCAAGACGAAACTCCGGTCGACCCGTTCGACTTCTGGGAAGGTGCTTCATTCAAGTTGAAGATCCGAAACGTTGAGGGATATCGCAACTATGATAAGTCAGAGTTTGCATCACCATCACCTCTTCTTGGTGGCGATGATGATCAACTCGAAACAATTTACAATGGTCTGTATGACTTGAATGAGTTTACTGATCCTGCGAATTACAAGACTTATGAGGAGTTGAAGGCGCGTCTTCAGATGGTTCTTGGTGAACGGAATGGCAACCAGTTGTCTTCTCGTGAACAAGTGGAATTGGAAAGTGTGCGTGAGGCAGCGCCAATGCGTACCCAACCTGCTCCAGAACCTCGATCCAGTGTGGCAGACGACGACGAAGATACAATGTCATTCTTCTCCAAACTCGCCGCAGAAGATTAACCACTGTACGCACTCGCCCGTGTTCTATTGTCATTAGTTGGTGATGACATGGGCGGTGGTGGTACAACCGTGTTACTATTCTGATTACTAGAGTTCACAGAGTTGTCCTGAATAACTACATTTGGGGCAGCCTGTGAACTCGCTACATTTTCCATTGTTTCTTTCTGAACAACTTCAGTCGTTTCATCCACTGGTGGTTTAATAACATCTGCTTTTGCAGAATAATAGTCATCTACCATTCTATCGATTTCACCAACACCAAACGTTCTTTCAAAATTTGGTGGCAACACACCTTTGCTCTGTAAGAATTTTATCTTACCAATATTTCCTGATCCTAATGCTCTTGTCTTGTCAGACTTTGCTTTACCATAGTCAGACTCAGCAAGACGACTATCTCGTTGCAATGATTCGTACTGTGTTTGAACTTCAGGATTAGTATACCGTCTTTTTACTTCACCAAAGGGATCATCATCATCTACATACGTTTCAAATGCATTGGAGGAATCACTCTCAAAATCTTTAAGTGCACGTGCAGTGAGTTTTTTCTTGGTTTGCAATTCAGCAACTTCTTTATCAGAAAGTGATGTCTCACCGGAACCCCCAATCTCCCTTCCTCTTAACCTCGAAGGTCTATCTACAGAACCCATTTTAAAACTATCTTGTGATGACTCTTGTGGCGCAGCAGGTGATGTCGATGGAACAGCAGGCGCATCTCCACCATCATCTTTGAATGGATAGAAAGGCCCAAACCCCACCTTTTTTCCAATAACAGGAATTTCAAATTCTATACGGGGAATACCTATTTCAGAGAACAGGTTTGCGAATTTCTCTTTGATTCCTGAGAATGATGGCAACTCTGGTAATTTAAGATTAGAGAAAAAGTCAACGATACCAAATATCTTACCACCAATCCATGTGCCTAGATCGTTAAGTGATCCAAATACAAGATCCACACCATCTTTCATGATATCAAAGGAATCTAAGAACTTTGCGAATCCTTCGAATCCAAGTTTCTCTGAGATGAAGGACAACACGTCCTTGATGAATTCAAATGGCCATAAAACAAAACCTAACAGACCCTTTGCTGCACCAATAAATCCAAGTGCGGTCTTACCTAATATTCCAAACTCTTCACCCTCTTTTTCGATTTCGTCTTTTGCTCCAGTGAATACAGAAAAAATCAAACCGACCGGATAAAGTATCTTACCAAGGATACGACCAAATGCACCTAATGCTTTAAAGAAAGGTGTGTTTGTGATTTTCTCTCCAAATCGTCGCACAGGTTCAAACATTTTACTCAGGTTTTGAGACAAGGTGGTCATGTTTCCACCTCGTAGGAATTTATTTGCAAAGTTGTTATACCAATTTGAAATAGTGGCACCAAAGTTAGATATACCGGTAGAAATGCCTGTGGTTACACGAGTGAACCCATTTCTTAAATTCTCAAGACCTCTACCAAATGATTTCATAAACTTTTTATTAGATGCATTGAATCTTTGAACCATACGTTCATAACGTGCAGTAAAACTCGCATTGAAGTTTCGAATACTGTCTCTTACTGCACCAACAAACCCTTCGAGAACGTTTTTGGCAAAAACACCCGCACCAATGGCAAGAGTGGTGATTCCCGCATTACCAAAATCGTAGGTTTGTGGATCACCTGTTGGGGGAGGAGATCCTGGCGCGGGAGGGCCAACAAAGGGTGGGGGCGCACTTCTTTCTCTGAGTCCCTCTCGATATCGACGACCTGCCTCGAACGCTTCCGCCTTCATAAAATTCAACATGTCGTCGAATTTATCGATCAGAATGTCAAGACCAGTTACTCCTGCTTCTTGCAGTTCGATCATGACCTTTGTCTTGTCGATAAGAGCTCCCAACGTCTCGTTGGTTTTCATCTGTTCTACGACTACATCATCCAGAGTAATTGTTGCCATTTTTTGCCTTCTCTCGTGCTTGTTTTTCTTCTTCCAATGCCTGAATCAAGAGAATCGTATGAACTTCCCTTTCCCAAGGCATCATATTATCCAACTCTGTCAGTGTGTAATTATGGTGCCTCTGCAACAAGAAATTGACCTTATAATGGTTCGACAGTTCTTCATGCGCGAGGCATATTAAAAAAAACTATTCATCCCCTTAATTTCAATGACGTTCATTGCTTCACATTCTGTGCAGGTCATGTCCAAATCATACTTGACCGTTGGTGCATCCTCGAAAAACGAGGTTACTAATAAAAACTGTTCCTGAGTCATTGACTCAAGGAATGCGATCACACTTTCGTATGGTTCGTCTTCTACGTTAATCTTTTCGTCACCACTGATTACCGACTTGATTGATGCTGCAAGGAAACCAAAACCCATCTCATTAGATTGCATGTCAGCAGGAACGTCATGGTAACTAGGGTATTTCATTTCCACAACAATATTATCTGATATACGAATCATAGGATCTTGATTTGACTTTGTGCATTCGATCTTATGCAAAGGTACATTCACAAGATTTCTTTCATCGCATGATGGACATCGAACGTTTATCTGACTATTCTCGCCCGTCGATTTGCATCTCAACTGAATAAAAATATACTCTAAGTCAAATGTAGTCAGTTTACTTACATCAACACCCTCGACACAGGCAACAATCGTATCATGAACGGCGTCCATGATTTGCCTCGTATCTTCTGACGCAGATGCCATCAATAACACCTTTTCTTCTTTGACCAGATAGGGACGATATTTTAATTCCTGTCCAGTAGAAGGTACAGTCAATGTGTACTTTGGTGTATCGTTTAGTTTAGGTAATGCCATGATCTATCTCCATGTTTAAATTCTTCTTCCGCGTTTCAATATTGAATTCAGTATTTTTCCGCCAATCTGCTGTTGTATGTCTTCGGTTTGTCCAACACTCACATCGATGTTTGTAGAACGACTTGAAGGTATCTGAGAACCCTTCCACTTTCGATAACTAAACGTAGCAGTTATCTCACTGATTGTTCCACTCGCATCATTCGACAACGTCTCTTGTTGAAATGCAATCGGAAATGCATCCATAATGTGCCAAGTATATCTAACAGCGGCACTGTTGCTTATACTGACTGTTGCGCCAAGGTTGATATTTATAATGTCGGTATTGACTCTTGCATCTCTTCTTGCCAGAGGTATTGTAGACCCCTTGTCCAATTGAAATATTCGAATGTCTCTCAGATATTCGTCCGGATATGATACACGATAATTGTTCTCAAGATTAGGACTGACATCTCGAACCATCGCCTGTTGCCATGTTTCGATGTAATGTCGAGTCAAGTGATCGTTCATCACAAGAAAGGTCATAGTGATGTCGTCGTTTTGATATCCATATGGCACTTTCATTATGTCAGTGCCTAGTTCACGATCAACGGTTATCATGGATCGTGAGGGTAGACTAATACTCTTTACAAAAAATTCAACTGCGGTCTTCTGGCCGGTACTTGCACCTAACACAGGTAGACTCACATAGAAGAGACTTGGATTTGCATATCCACCACCTTCTCCTATCTTAGATTTGAAATCATCAATCGTTGGGATTTTCATGAAATCATTTTCCTTGCATCTCTATATGCTTGTGACTGTCCACCCTTCTGCCATTGTGCAGCGGGTAAGAATGTTGCAATCTCCCACTCAGGTGGTGGAATATATGACAGTTGTCCTTCCACCTGAGACGTAAGATAATGTTTGAAACAGGGTTTGAAGTATTTCATTTTACTTGCAGACTTCAGATAATCGTATGATACGCCAAATGAGGTTGTTTCGTCATATCTCTTGTTATTTGTTATGTCCATCAATGCATCAAGAAACTTTGCACGAAGAGGGATTGGTAGATAGTGTAGATTCAAACCATAAAACCCCTTGGGTGCAGGCCCAACTGCGATGACCAACGGAAACGCATCCCAATAGGGAAGGGTGTCACGATGTTTTGCGTCGTAGAAAAACATATACATCGAACCCACGGCAGATCTCGCTCTCTTCTCGATCATATCCGCATCCATCAACTCTCGTCGATTGACCTTTATGTTCTGTACACGTTTTCTAAACCATGCACGTGACTCCCGTGTGCGTGGTGTAATCCCCGCACGGAATGCCTCGAATTCTACTTTCTGAAATAAATTACTCACTACGATTCTCCATCATTTCTGATGCTTTAGTTTCCCAAACCATAGGCAACAATCCGTGAACAATTAACACGAAAGCGACACTCCATGCAAAACGCATATGTTGGAAGTACGACTCATTGATTTCCCTTAAATGTTTCATGAATCTATTTAGTCTTTTTTCTCTTATATTTTGGCAGGGGTTTGAGTTTCTTCATTGGTTTCAATGTTGCACCAATCATTGACTTCAACGGTTCCGTCTTTTCTGTCCAGATCTGAAACTCCCATCCACGATCCTTGGCGTACTCATTAGCCGCTTCCCACTTATTCATGTTCTTGACGTAGGTATAACCCTCAGAGATGTATCGTTTGGTGCGTCTTCCACCGGTGGGTGGTTTTGTCTGTGCCTCTGGTTTGATCTCAACCAACACAGTTTTGTTTTCAAAAACAATCTTGAGATCCATGAAGTACCGATGATACTTGCGATCAACCTCATACAGATAGGGGATGACAACTTCCTCACTGCTCCACTTTTTCACATTAGGATTTTCGTCACACCATCGAAAACAATGACGTTCCCACATAGAACGATAAATAATATTCGTGGGATCACCTTCATATTTGTGTTTATTCTTGGGTGTGAATTTGCCTTTATATGCCACAGTTTCCCTATAAATACCCTTACAATAATTCATTTATTTAGAGTCGAACTATGGCACTACCACTGGAAGAACGAAAAGCGAGACGGGAAGCACAACGTCTGCGAGGTAACACAAACACTGCAACGACACCTGAAGAAGAGGTGATTGCACAACGAAAAGTGGAACCCGAAGAAAACGCCGTTCCTGAAACTACAAAGGCACCTAAGTCCAGAGCAACTCGAAAGTTTCAATACCCATTGTCGGGATTAGAAACTGCTCCTGCTAGAATTTCATTTTCTTCATATTACATTGAACCTTTCTTCGATCTTACGGAAGTGCGTAGCACAGATGACCGTAACTTGGCAAAACAAGGCGAAAAAGAAGAGGAACAGAAAGAGTACACATCATTCGTTGAAGACGTGCAAAATGCGGCAAAGGGATTGGCAGAATATGTACAATCATACAAGCGAACCGACAAGGGAGTGTTTCAGGGTTCGGTCACATTACCTTTACAAAAGAATCTATCATTTACCGATGGAGTATCATACAACGTTGCTGAACTTGGATTGATTGCGACTGCGGGTGAATTGGGTAACGCATCACTGGACAATGGACGAATTGGTGGTGCGGCAAAAGCATTGGGGTCTCAGATAGCAGCAAAAAGTGGAACGCTTGCAGCTAGTGCTCTTGCGGGTGCAGGACTAGGTAAGTTGGTGGGAAGTACGGGTGCAGGTTTTCTTGCTGGTGGTGTTGGAGGTACGTCTCTTGCAGATCAAGCAGGTGCTGCTGCAAAAGCGGCAAACAGAGTATCTGCTGCACCGAACGAAAGAACACAGTTTGAAAAGGTCAACCTTAGAAACTTTGAATTTTCTTTTAAAATGATTGCAAGGAATCGCGCTGAAAACCAACAGATAAAACAGATTGTTAGATTCTTTCGAGAAGAAGTCTATCCCGAAGCGATTCTGGTAGGAGACGCTCCATTGGCCTACGAGTTTCCTAATGTATTTCAGATCGATATACGAAATGGGAAAAACGGTGAACCTGCCCCAAGAATTCAACGGTGTTACCTTGAATCAGTTGTGACCAATTTCAATTCCACGTCGGTGGGTCTATATGATGGCGAAGACTTTATGGAAGTGGATATTTCGTTACGATTCAGAGAGATCACCGCTCTCGATAAAGGCAAGATTAGGAAGGGATACTAATGTCTAATTACTTCAACAAATTTCCTAAAATCGCATATTTTTTCGGTGACGAGACTTCTCCGACAGTCTTTCAGGAATTGAACAAATACACAGATCTTATTGATCTCTATCGGGATGATGCTGGTGCATATATCGAGTATGAAATAAAAGACGGAGAGAGACCCGACACATTGTCATATCTCTTGTACGGAAAAAGCGAGTATGAATTTACCTTTTTCCTTATGAATGAACGTCTCCGTGAAACTGGTTGGCCTATGACACTTCAACAAGTGTATGATCGTGCACAAAATGATCTATTCAAGAACTACACATGTAAACTTTTGTTGTCAACTGCGGATTCTGCCGCAGAGTTTTCTGACATCTATCCGGCCGGAACATCTGTTCTTGTTAGTGGAAAGTCAGGAACAGTGATTCGAAAAAATCTAGATGTGGGTGAAATAACAATCGCGTCAGATAGTGATCTGACCGGTTCCGTTACCTTGGCGTACCAAACACCAACAACCGATCCACAGACTATTGGTGCATCACTATCCAACACTGTGTATGAATATGAAGGAACACATCACTACGAAAACGACTCTGATCAGTGGTTAGACAAATACTTTGATGATTTGTCTGGTGCCACACTCAAAACAAACCTAGACTATCTGATCGACCAAAATGACGAATCAAAGAGAATTGTCGTCCTAAAGAAAGAACTCGTGGGTCAGTTGGTTGGTGAACTTAAAAGGTTATTGACCTAATAATGAGTGTATCAAGTTACAGAATACTTAGCGCTGAAGTAATCCTATCAAGCAATAGTGAAAGGACGAGCGTGGTTGATATCAGTAAGAATATTATTGAGTTAGTATTCTATGAGAGTCTGTCCAAACCTTATGTGGATGGACGACTTGTTATGGTCGATGACTTTGGTTTTCGAAACGATCTATCTATTCAGGGCACAGAACGAATTGTTCTCAGTATTGGTTCTGGAACAGAAGGTGAAGGAATCATCAATAAGACGTTTTTCTTTTCGAAAATAAACGACTCCATAAAGAACAACGAACGAAGTGAAATTCTATCGATCGATCTGGTAGAGGAACATGTTTACGTCAATTCTATTAAGTCGATTAGTCGATCATATTCTCAGACACTTGAGGACATGGTCATCGACATTGCTGACAGAGACTTAGGCAAGACCATCGTTAAGACTTCCTATTTCGACACAAGTGCTCAGGGAGAGAGAAAGGTAATTGTACCCTACCTCAGTCCACTTGAGGCGATGCAGTGGATAGGCACACGGATGACTACCAAAACAGGATCGCCAATTTATGTTCACGGGGATTTGTACAGTAACGCACTGTATATGTCAGGACTTGATAAACTAATGCAAGAGAGTGTAGTCAACGAGAAATTGCCGTTACGATATGACGATGCATCTAGTAGTGGTGATGATGAACAGGATATCAGGAAAACATATACACAGATTTCTAATTTCAAAGAACTTGACGGAGAGGATTCTTTGGCACTCTATGAAGAGGGTGCGATCGGTTCATACTATGCAAACATAGACGCGGGAACAGGTCAGGTCTTTGGCAATCATATCACAGTACGTGACATACTAGACGATTTTTATACCAATGGATTGATTGACAAAAATACCACACAGTCAATATTTGATCCCTCGTTATATATCGATGGGATACCTTCTGATGAGTATAATTCGTTGTACATTCACCAGATAACATCATCTAAGACATATAATCAGTATAAAAGTTATCACGACGAAACGCCTCAGATAGATGGCAATACATTATTTGAATCTCGACTCAAGATTAAGAACAAGATCATTCGTCAAATACTGAAGAAAAATACCATCGACATAGAGATGGATGGTGCTTTGTTTTTAGAAAAAAAGATATCGGTCAGTCGAAAGATGCGTGTTCTTTTCTTGAACCCTAACAGTCAACAGAACTTTTCATCGCCCGAAACGAACATTGATTCAAGAAAGTCTGGGGATTATCTTCTTACGAACATATCACATCGAATGATCGATGACTCACATACAGTGACTTGCCGAATGGTTAAACTAGGCGACATACCGAGCGACTTTGTACTATGAACGTTTTAAGACCAATACAAAAAGAATTCTATGGTGACGACTATCGATGGTTCTTTGGTACCGTCATTAATGCACAACCACCTGCTGGTCTTGAAGGACGTGTCAAGGTGCGTATTAATGGTGTTCATAGTCCACAAACGGAAGACATACCAGAAAAAGATCTTCCGTGGGCGCAGGTTTTAATACCCTCAACTGAGGGAGGAGTGAGTGGGTATGGTCGCATACCACAACTTCTTGCTGGATCGTTTGTCTTCGGAGTATTCCTTGACGGTGCATCATCTCAGATACCTCTTGTGATGGGTTCGTTGCCTCGTGTGGAGTTTCCATCATCTATTCAACGGGGACGCATTGGTCTCACTGAAACCACCACACGATTGCAAAATTCTGTGACCGAAATCTTGTTGAACGACCAACTGCAATCTACATCGGTTCAGTTACGCCGTCAACAGTCTATGAAGTTCTTTCTGGACAACGGATACAATCTAATACATTCTGCCGCCATTACAGGTGCATTACAAGGCAGATCAAAGTTTCAGACTTATGGAGACGATCTTATCTCCGGAATCGCAGGTTGGGACAGATATACATCAACCGGTAGTCGGTTCAATGGTTTGCTGTCATTCTCACAGAACTTTCAACCGTCTTCTGACTGGCGTCTGTACTCTATTCAGTTGCAGTACGTATTATTTGAATTGAGAAATCGTTTTGGTGCAGCGAACAGAAGACTTCTAAATACCACCGATATTAAATCAGCAAGTGCGGTAGTTAATGAGTATTATCTTTTCACAACAAATAACACAGAGAATCTTGCACAACTCGCATATGATGAGGTGTTCGTATGAGTGATTATTCTAGCGCAAAGGATAAACTAAATCAGACGTTAAAGAACAATCGAAATCTTGCGGGTAAGGATGTTATTGAGTCGCAGGCACGAAATGCAGTTGATGCGACCAAGAACTCTCTCGAAACACAAGCGGGTGCAATCGCTGGAGAGATCAATGGTGGAATACAATCTCTGACACAGAAGTTTGACAAAGCGCAGGGATTGTTGAATAATACTACTACCGAAGGATTGCTTAATAGTGCATCCAAAAGTATTGAAAACCTTACGTCTAATGTAGTTGATAATCTTATTGGTTCGATCACTACACCAACAACATCTAAAATTGCAATTACATTTAAAGAACTCGATCTCGGCAATGGTCTGACCATTCAGGTACCAGATACTTCTTCACTTGAACCTACGGGTGGTGCAGACACAATTTCAGGTGTTTTGAAACAGATTACTGGACTCGATGTGGGTGGAGGTGATCTACAGAAACAGGTGTTGGACGCATCACCGGACGGTCTTCTCAAGGCAGGTGCAAGGATTGAAGGTAAAATTGGTGCGTTTACCAGTGAGTCGATTAACTCTCTTGCCACTGCCTCAGTCACAAGTGTAACTGATAAACTTGAAGCGACCGGTGCACTTGCAGATGTGAATAGAGGAGTGAAGTATATCGACACTTCACAAATCGAAGCGGACTCTACACAACCAAACTTTGGTGAAGTTGTTTCAGGATCAATCGCAACAATCACTCCAACATCGCCTGGCAACACTGCTGAATTCAATGCGATGATTGCGAATGCAAAGACAAAACCCCTTGCGGACTTGCAATCATTGGTAACAAAGGATCTCGAAACAAAAGTGAATCTTGTCGCAGGTGCAAATGACTTCTCACAATTATCGGGTGGAAAAGAAGGCAAACAAGTAATTCAAAGTGCACAGAAACAAAAATCTCTTCGTGACCAATATCGTGCGACTCAAGAGGAAAGGAATTCTTTGGTACAGTCAAGAGTTGCCGGAGATGGAACTACAGGTATTGTACAACAGTTAAGTGTTGAAAGTTTAACAGAGATTCGTAAACAAGTCAAGGAATTTGCACCAAGATTATCTAGTGCGGATATCAATCGCGTGATCAATTTGTCGCAGGGCAATTCACAAGAATTTTCACAGGCGGTTGAGTTATTGTTTCAATCGACAGGTAAGAGCGCTGCAGAGATTCGTGCTTTCCTCAAGACACTGGACACCACTATCACTCGTGCGACATCACCTGAAATTACCGACACAGTGTTCGATGAACCCTATGTCATAGGTTCGTTTGCAAAGGAATGGAAGAATGGTTTTGGTGACCCAGTGTTCCCCTACATATCTTCAGTTGAAGAGTTACAGGCAGAATTTAAAAATATTGTACGAGATGTTACCGAAATAGTTGTTCACTGGACAGAAACTCCCACAAACAAAAACATTGGTAGTGAAGAGATAAATGCAATTCATCTAGCAAACGGATTGGCAGGTATTGGATATCATTATGTGATTCGACGTGATGGTTCATTGCAACGTGGGCGTCCTGTAAACATTCAGGGAGAACATGCCGTCACAAACAATCACAACGAAAGAAGTATTGCGGTGGTGTTTGTTGGTGGTATTAATGCGCCTAGTGAAACACCGAATCTATTGGACTTTACCTCAGTACAATCTTTGACACGTTCACAGTTTAACACATTCGATCACATATGTCGATCTTTTTATAACGTTTTTGCGGGTGGTCAAGTCGTAGGACATCAAGACATTGACGCATTAACTATTGACCCCGGCTTTGATGTTCGTGCATACGTAAAGGCAAACTTTGATAAGGATTCTAAGTTTAGCGACCCACTGACACAAGGGCCACTGACCGTGGATGAGATTAACTCATGACAAATTTTTCAGACGAATATAGAACGCGAATAAAATCGGACAAGTCGGGACTAGGAAAAGAAGTCACTGAAGGTATACCGAAAGAAGGGTTTGCTGATCCAACAGGTCAGTTTCCAAAACGCGAATACTTCTATGACACCTCGATAAACAAGGCAGCGACCGGTGAAAAGGTCAATCGTCTTTCTATCGGTGGTGGTGATGTTGGAGTTGATCTAGAACTACCAGATCAAGAACCGTCTATCTTTCCGTTTAATCAGATACAAGAAACACCATCGGGACACTCGTTTGAGATGGATGATACGCCTGGCGGTGAACGAGTTCTTATCAAACATCGAACAGGTGCAGGGATTGAACTCCGTGCGGATGGTTCTGTTCTCATATCAACCCGCAGACAACGAGTAGAAGTTGTTGGTGGCGATTCAAAGGTAATCGTGGAGGGAGAAGGTGATCTTGTTTACAAAGGTAATGTTGATCTACGTGTCGACGGTGATTTCAATGTTTCTGTTGGCGGTAACTATAACCTTAATGTCGCGGGCGATAAAGTCGAAGATATCAAAGGAAGACATACCAAGACAGTAAACATGGATCAAAACTATGTGATACGCGGAACACGAGGTTGTCAGACTATCGGTCTGAGTACCGACACTGTGTTGGGTGATCGTTATGTCGTTACCAAAGGCAACAACAATATGCTCACCGAAGCATCCACTGAAATTTTGACCGGTCAAGATTTGATTACTACTGCGGTTAATGAGTGGGTGTCAGCTGCATCAACAACCAATCTCGCGGCAAGATCTCTTTCTGCGATTGGACAAAAGGGCACATTTGGTGGCCCCAACCACGATTACTATGGTAACACGTATGGTGGAAAGCCTGGCGATAACACAAACCTATCCACATTCTATGGTGTGTTTGTGGGACGTGCGACAGAAGCGATTCATGCAGACTATGCAATGAAAGCGACAGAGGCGAAGTTTGCAGAAGGTGCAGCAAAAGCACTCAAGGCCGCATCGAAGAAACCCGTCACACTTCCACCCGCAATACCCGAAGAAGGTATTATGCCTTACAATCCACTTGAACCTGCTGCACCATTACCTACGG